TTCTGGATCGCAGTCACTTAATGCATGCAACGCATCGGCTATCATAGCGTTTGACCGTGCTTTTACGTACTGGCCTATCTCGGTGTTCATAAAATGCGCTACTTGCTCCCCAAACACGGCACGTTCTACCATGTCTGCATCTATAACTGGTTCATTGTCCATTGGCGTTGTCTTTCATTGTCATTTGGTTCATGCCTACCTCGTGTTTGCGGTCTAGGTGCTTCATGGTCATGTCATGGCGTTGCGCCGCCTGCATTTCCGTAAGTGCCCGTAAATGGGTGGCTACGTTACGCTGGTTTTCGCCAGCCTCTTTCATCTTACGGTCTTCCAACTTAGTGGTGTTGGTAGTGGTAATTTTGTGCACATCTACCAGTAACTTGTCTTGCTTGTTTTGTAAAGCCAGCTGGAGTTGCTGGAGCTTCTGGTTAGCTTGCTGAAGCTGCTGCGTAAGCTGGATAACTTGGGGGTTCTCAGTTGTAAAGAACCGGGTGGCGTTGCCATACCCAAGATGGCCGAATATTTCTTTACCAACCTCTTGCATGTTTACGCCCGCTACTTTCTTCTCTAACATGGTTACGTAGGCTGTCATACCGGCCATGAATTTTTGCAACTTCATCTGCGGGTCTGTGGCCCCCATACCCACATTTACAGTTAGGGTCAACTCTTTTTCCAGTAAGCTGTCTGTCACCTCGTTAATACCATACTTCTGGAACAGCCCTGCTTTTTTGGCGGCTAACGCTAGTATGACCTCGTCAGTCTCGTAAGCCTGCTCTAGCTGAACTAATTGGCGCAGCACAGGTTGTATAAACGTTTCTGTGTAAGTACGCAGTAAATACTCCACCAATGTTCCTGAACTCTGGTTAAGCATCTGCATGTTACGTGCCGGGCCGTTAACACCGTGGTCCGCCATTACTTGCGCAGCGCTAAAGTTACCAACTAATTCGCTAAAATCGTTGTCTAAACGAGATTGTTCTTCGTACGCTGACTGGGTAACGTCTGGGAATGAAATTTCCCGCACGTCTTTGTCGGGGTCGTCAAGCATAACCACGCCACCCGGCACGTTTCTAACAAGTCCGCCAATGTCTGCATCTTTGCCGCGTTTGACAAACCACTTTTTGTTGAGCACGAACTTAACGTTATCAATACGCTGGTTTGCGATTTCGTTCGTTTGTTCCTGCAAATCTTTACTAAGTGTAGCGACCGATGCGGGGTAAGTGCGGTGGGTTTCTAAAATACAGCAACCCATTACGTAAGGCCGTATGCCATGCAGCACGTTCTGTTTTCGCGGGACAGGGTCGGAAAGCATAACATCTTCCCCCAGCATGTAAAACTCCCAGTCCTCGTTGTTATGGCGGTGGATATGCCGCTGCACCCACACTATCTGGTGGTTGAAAATAGATTTTGAATCCTGCTGCGTAGGGTCTTCCTTGCCGTTTTGGCGCGCTAACCGCGTAGAGTTTGCTGTGTCCGTAGTGGCCGCATTCAATTGTCCATCGGTAACCTCGAGCCAATCCCCAGACTCTATTTTGTTTTTCACGTCCATTATATACGTCGGCATTAGCTCGATAACGTATGGGGAAGATTCTATGGGGTTAGTCCAGTCCGCAGCGGGGTCTATCCTTAGATTTTCTACAGGCAGCAGCTTTACTACGGGGTGGTCTTTAATAGGGCGCGGTTTTACTTCTTGTGTTATTGTCACTGCGGCTGCTGGAGGCGCTTGGGCTGCCTCTGGATTCCCCAGTGTAAACACACCTTCTGGTAAGTTAGGTTGTAGTGGATGTTCCTCTTCCTCATTAGGGGGTGCCTGCACAGACACCTCTGGTACGCTGGCTTGTGGTTTTTCTAAGTACTCCCAATAGACGTGGGCGCACACTACGCCTACAGCTTGCGCATCTTGCAAACCCCCCAACACCGTATGGAACCATTTAATGTTTTTTGTGAGCCGGTATTCCAAGATGTTTTTCATAATCTCGGCGCTGGCTTGTTCTTCTTTTTGGTCTGGGTCTATTGCCTGGATGTCTACTACTTCCATGTTAGAGAAGAACGCTGCGGCGGCGGCGGCCTCGTTCTTACGGATTACGGTGCGCGTCTTTGGCCGGAACAACCGGCTGCGCTTTTCAAACGCTTGGGAGTTGTACTTAGACTGTGCTGCATGCTGGCTGTGGAAAGCCCTTAAACTGTCTTCCCACTGCGCCCGTAAATTGTTGTCTATGTAGCTGGTGGAAGACCGAAATGCATCTTGACCCAGCTTTTTCCAATCCGGGAGCCCGTCATCCGTCGCTTCCCCACCCTCTTGCTTCTGCGCGGTTGGCGGTCTGTTTTCTGGGTTGATGGAAGGCATTTATAGGGTCTTTCTTAATTAGGTCCCGCATGGCGGTCTGGTATTTTATGTAGGCTATTGCGAGCGTTGGGCCGTATTCTGCTATTTTGTAATGTCCCACCTCTCCATAGCACTGCCAGCCCGTTTGCGTCAATTTTAACCTAGGATTCTTCATTCTAGGTAACCTTCGTTATATTTATAGGCTAACTCACGCTCTGCTATTAACTTCTTTGCCACTTGCCAGTCTATCGTAGGTAGGCTTGTTTCCTCTTTTGCGGCCTCTTCTATCATTACCCACGGTACATACGGGTTGGTTGGGGCTGCTTCTGGAGGGTCTACCCCGGCTATGAATTCTTCGTTCGTGGCCTTCATACTACAAAAACCCAATACCCGGCATGTTGCCGCCCGCCCAGCCAACCCCACCGGCTAACCCTTGGTTCGGCTCTACTCCCATTGTGGGTTTCTTGAGCGGGTTGCCTTGGGCAGGCATAGGGTGTACGGCATTCTGCGGGCCACCACCGTTAAAAGTGTGGTGCCACGGCAAGCCTAACTCCCCGCTGTTAACACCTACAGGGTGCAGATGCTGCGGCAACGGCGTAGGCATACCTGCTTGCGGGGCTGGCTGCGGAGCCATTGTTGGAACCGGTACGTCGGGTCGGTTGGTTGGCATAGTTTTCATGGTGCGCTCCTATTTGTAAAAGTCAAACGCTTTTTCATAGGGTTTGCCAAGCTCGCCTTTATCGACGCCTTGGCTGGCATCCCCTGTCTGCTTCTTAACTTCCTTATCCAACTTGGCAGGGGCTTTGTTGATAGCTTCCGCAGCCTTCTTAGGCGCGCCGAACAGTTTATCAACTAGCTCTTTACCCTTCTTTTCAATTTTCTCGATAGCGTTATCAGGCATGATACTCTCCTATAAAAGTTCAATACGACTTTCGTCGTCTGATATGCGGTTTACCCCCGCGAAGATTGGTGTCTCGTGGCCTTTGTCTACGCCGTCTATGTTTTTCTCGGGCATTTGGCCGTCCCATTTACCGATCGGCAGTCCAAGGCGTTCTAACAATTCGCCACCTGCCATTTTCACTTCATGCGCCAAGCGCCAAGCTGTCATGCCACCTCTACAATCCAGCGTGTAGCCGTAGTTGTAGTCTGGGTTGATAAGCAACTTAACCACCAGTGCGAGGCCCGGAGCCCAGCCAACCATCCACGGGTAATTTGGGTAATTACTTGTAAGGGTCTGGCAAGCCTCCTTGGCTAAGGTTTCCATGGTGGCGTTTTCCGCGTCATTGTCCATCTCTACCGTTTGAATATCCGCTGCGTCAAGCATTTGTTTCACCTGTTGGTGTTGGCTCTGGTGTTGGCTCTGGTGTTGGCTCTGGTGTTGGCTCTGGTGTTGGCTCTGGTGTTGGCTCTGGTGTTGGCTCTGGTGTTGGCTCTGGTGTTGGCTCTGGTGTTGGCTCTGGTGCTGTAGCAGCGGCGTAACCTTCTGCATAACCCGCGTCAAACACCGCTTGCACCGCTTGCTCGTGGGAATGGGGGAAGTTTTCTGAGTAAATTTTTTGGGTGTCCATGGGGGCTCCTTAAGCGGTCTGGATTGAAGTTGGGTCTAACGGGGTAACCTGCGCTGACGTAGCCGTAAGCGATGGATCTGTATTTTGCGCAATAAGTGTAGAACTACCAGCCCCAAGGGCATAGCCTGCATCAAACACCCCCCGCAGCCCTGCGTAATGGGACTCACCAGTGTTTAGTTTGTACAAATTTTCCAACTCTGTATCGTTCATGTGGAACTCCTTTAAGTTTGTAAGTTAGGGTTGTAAATGCCTGTACTACCTGTATCCGTACTGTCAAAGCCGCGTCCGTTGCTAAACTGGTAGCTGTTATGGTCCGGCGCGTTCCACTCCCCACCCCACGCCCTAACGGCTAAATCATTCCAGCTGCGCTGCGTAGTGACCCCAGGGTTGCCTAGGTTGTTGTAATTCGGATTGAATGGGATAGCCATGGCAAACTCCTAGGAAATCTTCGTTAATTAGTCCGTACTGCGGTGATGGTGCAAGTGGCTGTCATCGTGCTGACCGCGAAGGTTGCCTGCGCATTAACGTAATAAGGTGTGGTCCCACCGATAGTCACATGTTGGGTAGGTACGGCGTAACTTATTGAGGTGTTCGCAGCCAGTGCAATCGGCATCAAAGTGTACAAGGGAGCCGCTGGAAGCACAGCCGTCGTGGTGTGCGTGCCAGCCTGTGTAATGGTGCTTGTTGTACTAGCGGCAGGATTAAAAGTGCATTCAGAAAATATGTCCCAGCTCCCAATAGTAGGGCTTACGGTGGCGATCTGCGCAGTGGTCGCGGTGGTCAGCGCTACGGCGGTCCCCGTGGCGGTCATAGTCTCTCCAATGCTACCAGCTTGCATAGCCGTACCAAGCGCGTTCCCCTTAATACCTATGGCCCCCGTTGGGCTTATTAAGCCTGATGCGGCTACACTCGTAAATGTACCTGCATTCGCAGCGCCCTGACCAATGACAGCGTTTACAAAGCCTGCATAGATAGACCCTGAAACACCCATGCCCCCCGTGACCACCAACGTACCTGTACCTGTTGTGGTAGAGACTGTACCTGCGGTCATCGTGGTTGCGCCGGAAGATGAGAGCGTAGTAAAGGCCCCCGTTGACGGCGTAGTGGCACCTACAGACACCCCATTAATTGCAGTAGACCAACTTGGTATTGCCGACGCGGAACCAACCAACACCCCAGCAGCGCCCGCAATAGAAGATGGTACTCCAGTTGCGCCGTAAATAGGCACCCCGTAATTTGCAGCACTGAAGAACGAAGTAACCCCAGCCCCTGTTTGGTATGGAATTTGGTTTGCGGTTCCAGCTGCAACGTTAGTGGCTGTGCCAGAGTTACCCCCAATGTTAAGGTTTGCCACTGCTGTAGTGGATATCACCGTAAAGGGCGCAGTGCCTGTAGCTACGTTAGAAACATAACTTGGAGCCGTGACCACGCCGGTATGAATGGATGATCCTGTCACTTGTAAAGCGTGTACACCATCATCTGTTGCGCTAAAAAGACTCATACGCCCGGAACCAAAAACGTATACGTGACAGTTCGCTACAGAAGTTAGCCCCCCTGTGCAGAGCCTAATATTGTTACTTGTACCCGTACTGTCTGTTGCTAAAACCATATCTCCGCTAGAGCTGCTGCCAGCCAATGCCGACATTAAAATATACCCCTCGTACGGCTGCGTGACGTTAAAAGCGCCTTGATTGAACCCGCTACCTTCAATGCCCATATCCATGTACCCGCTAGTATCGGTGGTGGCGAGGTTGTTGTAGGCTATGAAATCACAACTAGAAAACGCGCCAGCGGATAAGTTTTGGCATGTGGTTTGTGCGTAATTATTTCTGTTGCTCGTTATTTGAATAACCGGATCACTAACCCAAGTCATAGGACTGACGGCACCATCTAAATTGAAGATTGTTTTCTGCGTAAATGTACCAGTGCTGCCTGCTGGAAAGGCTACCGCTGTGTATCCGTTTTGGGATTTTGGTATAGTCACCCACGCGTTCCCTTGTTGATCGTAATAATAACCACCTTGATACGCAAAAATAGAGCCTTGTATATCTGTCGCCGTAGTGTAAGTTAACCCCGGATTAAAGGCAGGCAGCGGGGCCGCAGCAGCGCTAAAGGCCGCCGCCGTAAGCGCAACGCTGAGTAAAACTCGTTTAAAGATATTCATGGTTAGCTCTTTCTGTAGTAAAGTACACCGCATTATAGACGGAAAATTAGGTTCAGTAAATCAACAGATAGTTAGTAATCTAAACTCGTAACAGCGGTAAAGGTCCGGCAACAAGGGGGGAGCCGCCTCCGTTGGGGGTTGTAATGGTCATGTTGGTGCATATGGCAAGCGCGTTACGTATAGCCACCGCGTCCGCTTCCATATCTAATATCTGTTGTCTTGTCACGTCAGCCCCGAGAGTTGCTAAAGAGAACGTCCCGAAGGCTGTGTCCACGTTGTAACCTCCATAGTTCTGGAACGCCGTAGCGACAATCAAACCCGTAGCAGTGGTCAACCCGATAGTGCTAAGGTTCACATTCTGGGGGATAGCCATCCGTCTGCCGACAGGTACTAACCCTTGGTAAGACCCCGCATTGCCCGGCGTGACTGAGGCACTGTCGCATATGCCTGCGGGCCATATAAATTGGGTGGCCTGTTGCGCTGTAAGCGTAGTTCCTCCCAGATAAAGATGCGCGTTCGAAGATGTAATAGTGGCCGTTGTGGTTACCGTTGTCTGCCCGGTCCCGGCGTTGTAAGACGGCGAGCCCGTGGTCGTGTAAGCGTTTCCGTTAATGTAGATCGTCGTTCCGTCAGGAACCAAGTAAGAATAATCATTCTTCGTGGCCCCGACCGTGCAGGCAAATACGGCTGTCGTACCTGTGGCCGATATTACGTTAAACACTGCCGCTTTTTGCTGCTGGGGGCTTAGCTGCATAGTCATGGCGTGGTTAATAACGCCGTTGACCAACTCCCATCCGTACAACACGCCAGCGTTAGTTGCCACACCCGCTGCTCTGTAGCTTTCCGGGTAGTTCGTTTTATTGGGGTCTGCATTACCCAGCGTAGCTATCCACGGAACCCCCGGCCCATACAAATCGACAAATCTGCACGCATGGCCAGAGTGGGTGTTGGTGCCAGCGTTGTAACCAGAGTACTGTCCCAGCTCCATCATCCACCGGCCATCTGGGCTAATTACGGAAGCAATAATATCGGCTACTTGGAACGTCTCTAATGCAGCCTGTTTACAGCGCATCTGGAATACAGCTCCGCCTACTCCGTAAGGGGACGTTGTGTCTACAGGCCAGAAATTACCCTGCACCCGGTTGTTATAGAAAAAGTTACAGATAGGGTCTGTCGTTAGCGCTTGGTACGCTACAAATTGGCTGCCGTTGGCCCAGCCCTGCATCCATGTAAACGAGCTGCCCGACACACCGCCAGCGTTTGTATTACGCATGATAGCCCACTCGGCTGATGATGTATCATACGTTGCCCCTGTTCCTATTGGGGTGTTCCATGGACTGTCATCGGAAAACGGTTGTAAATACTGCGTAGTCCCGTAAAGCAACGGATACCGCACGTTTGGCGGGTTGTTCCCGTAGGGGTAGCTTATAACTTGGCGGTACGTCACTTTGGGGTCTTGAAACACAATTGAATTAGTGACGAGAGTTTTACAGTAAACAGGCTTAGCTACGCGGCCAGTGGTGGAGCCCCCAAACTTCACTCCGATTTTAATGTGGAAGTCCGCCATTAAGTTAATCAACTTTCCAAATGGGGACGATGATGCAGCGGTGAATGTAGATGGGTTAGCAGAACTAGCTGGGTTGCTAAACGTCAACGTCAATGGCCCTGCAGAATCAAACTTTAACGAGTAACTGAACGACGTCCCTGTGGCTGGCATGGTAGTTGAGAACGTAGGGGAGCCCACGGTAGGGGTGGTAGGACTGTCTACTCCATCCCCTATTAGTAAGATAGATATATAGGCCGTTCCTGGGTCAACGTTTGTCTTTAAGCAGAAGTCTATTGTGAAGGTGTCATCACCGTACATCAAAGAGCCCGGTATAAGCGTGTCCCAAACCAACGCACCTACATTTACTTGCGCAGCGTTATCCGTAACCAGCCCTGTCAACTGCGCCGCTTTGATAGACCCGTTAAGGGTTACGTATTTGCTTGCGTTTCCGTTAGATGTTTCTACCAGCGTGGTGTTTTCGTACTGCACTAGCGCCCCGAGGTTTTCGGACGGGATGCCTGAGTATACCGTTTGCAAGTTAGAAGGTGCAATCGCAAAGCCGCCCGCCGCCGCAACAGGGAACGATGGAGCCATGTAGCCGTTTCTTGACGTCGGCACAGACAAAAACACGTTACCCCATTTATCGTAGTACAAATTGTTTTGGAAAAAGAAGTTATCCCCGTCAACATCGGTGATGGTCTGGTAAGTCAACGTGGGATTAAATGATGGATTCATGCCAATTCCTAATTTAGGTAAATTCAGGCTCTGCGTAACCGGGTTCCCTACTATTAGGGGCTCGGGGTTCCATATCGTAAATACGGCTCGCGGCATCGATTGCGTCTTTCTTGCCGCCGTGGGGGAATAACGTAAACTGCATTCTTAGTTGCTCGGTTAGGTCGTACGCTTGGTTGTGTTCGTCTAACCGTAATATTCGGTTGGCTATCCGGTAGCTGTAACCGTTGTCGTTCATCCGCCGTTGCAGCTTGGTCAAATTTTTAGGGTCTGTGGCGTAAGGCAAGAATATTTTACCTGATTTTAAGTCAGGAGTTAACCGCTGCACCCTATCTTTCTTACTGCCGTCGCCATCCCGGGGCCATTCTAGCTCTATAATGTCAAAGCGAGGCTGGTCTGGTCGCTTCATCTGCTCTTCAAAATAATCTAAGTCCGCATCTGCCCCAAACTTTTCGTAACCCATCTTAACGGCCTGCACTCCAGTTGCCTGTCGCCATTTAATAAACATGCGGCTAAAGAACTTCCAACGCTCTTGCAAGTCCATTTTGTGGTTAAAACCGTCTAAGAGATATTTATTCTGCGCGTAGTCCACACCCACTACTATAATTGCGGTATTATCGCTGTCCTTCTTTTTTGACCTCGCAGGGTCGCACATTATGTACACCATTAGCGCTTCCGGGCGTATTTCATACGTTTGCAGCATGGATGCGTCGAACATGGCTTGCTGCCCCGCCAGCGGGTTTTGCATGTACTGGCAGGCTATGTCACTATCGGTTAGCTTGGTTTTACGCTTTTTCCACTCTGCTTTGCTTAGCAGCACCAACGGGCCGTCTACGTGACCGTCCCTAGTGGCTGCGTAAGTACGGGCTTTTAGCGCGCCGCGCCCCAGAATCCACTCGTAAGTATCCGCAAAGTTGTACCGAGTGCCAACACCCCACTCTTTGCCCCCCTCCTTACCTAGGGACTGACTAAGCGAGTACGCGTTGGTGGTCTTTGTTATCTGCTCCGGCGTGGCTACGGATCTATCGGTCACGACGTCATCATAAATTCGCAGGGAATAATGCTTAGAAATCGGTTGTCCGTCTACTAACCCGCTAGCCTCTAGGGTGCTTTCCTTGCTGTTACTTTTCCTTTTCACTACCAAGCCACCGTCTACAGACCACCGCTGGGCCTGCTTAGTGGGGTCGTCCCACAATATGTCCGGGAACGCCGCTTTTAGCTGGGTGTTACCTTCTAACTCAATTTTGATTTGCCGAAGAAAGTCAGACGCAATGGCGTTAATGTGGCTAAATATGCAGATTGTTATTTCGGGGTCTTGTAATATCTTCTGGATTGACCCTCCGTACGTTATTATCGTACTCTTATAGTGCTCCCTAGCCCACAGATCTAAAAAGTCATCCGGCTCACGCTCTACTTCCCGGCAACGTGCATAAATCCATGGGTGCAGCATATCTACCCGTTTGCACACCTTTACCAGCAGGTAGAACCGGTCTGCTAGGCACAGCGCCCGCACACCGGCTAGGTTCCTACCGCCGTCATCAATGGTATCCCACCATGGCAGCAGCTCCTCTAGGGACATATCCCAGTGCGCGTTGGCCCGCAGCACCGCAGCGTGTTTTACCTTCCGCGCCGGAGCGCTAGTTACCTTCGCCACGAATCTTACTCAATAGCTCGTTACTGGCGGCCACATGCTGCACCGCTAAAGGATTCTCTGCATCCCCTGCCAACGTAACTTTATCCCCGTACTTCTTGGGCAACAGTCTACTGGCTACCCAGCGCCGGGTTTCTACAGCCAGCCTGTAAGCGCCTGTTAACTCTGGGGGCGCTTCCCGCGCTTCATCGGCCAACAGCGTAGTTTCCTCAGCGAACTTTTCCCCGCGCTCTGCAAAGCATTGGCGGTACATATCTGCAAATACTTCATCCTCCCGTGCCCATGTGTAGATAGTGGTTCTATCTGGCATGTGGTAATCCTCACAAATTGCATGTACAGCCTCCCCTTCCGCGACGCGCCTGCACAGCTCGGCCATTATGGCAGGTGTTTTCTTGAACACCCGAGTAGGCTTAGGTTTGCGTTTTTTGAGAGCCTCGTTACGGGCGATTTTATCCTCACGCAACTTTTTCTGCCAGATTTGCACCTCTGTTAGCTGCGGAGCTGTCGGAGGAAACTCGGTAGCGTGCAGCTCTGCTCTGCGCTCGTCCATCGATTTGTACGGTTTGCGAGCCATGATTTAATCCCTGCTAGAAGAGTTGTAACCGTTGCGGATGTTGTACGCAGTGGGTTCGTCGGAAACGTGGTCTTTAATCCTGTCGGCCATGTCTTTGTTCCTCGTGGCCTTAATGGCGGCATCAAGCTCGAAACTGCCAGTGATGTTCGGAGTGTTGCGCCACTCTTTAGGGCAGCAGTTATGGTTGGGAAATCCTTTGGGTCTGCGCATGGTAGGCTCCTTAGTTGACTTGGTGGCGGACGGTGCATATGCTGCGATATAGCGGAGTGCGTAGATACTGACAACGCTTGATTTGGTGAGCAGCTCCGTTTTCTCGGGCACCCGTAAGACATAGTGCTGGGTTTCTCGGGTACTCCGGCTTGCGCGTTATTGTAACCCATGCTGGTAAAGATTACAATTATCACTCAGAAAAAATTCACCGCGTTTTTGAGAGCAGATATCATCCCAGGAACACGAACGTCCAAACTCAATTCTGAGCCTAGCCCCCGAGCCCCTCGTCATTTGGCCTTCCACTTTTTACCCCCACGCCTTAGAAACCGAGATTACATCGGTACTCGGTACTCAGAAACCTCGGGTCTCAGGTATCCTCGGTACTCGACGTCGCGTCTCGGCCGACAGAGCCGCCGAGCCAGCCAAGCTCACCACGTCTAACTCTTACACAAGACTACTCAGCACTCTGTACTAAGACTCGTCTCAACTCTTACACAATTGTCACTCTGACAACTATCTTCTCAGTTCCACGATCGCAGCACTCCGTAGGGGTTACCCTAGACACCGAGCACGAAGGAACTGAGGACCCCAGTCATCCAAGCTACTCAGGATCTCGGGCGGACTCGAACCGGAGCGGCTCAGTACTCGGTGACTCGGGTTCTCTGTACATTTAGCGTCTCTGCACTTTATCTTCTCTGGATGACTCGGTTATCTTGGGCGCGAGAAGATGAAGGACTCGGGGACTCGGGCGGCCCACTTTCTTGCAGCTGTCCGCGAGATATCTGTGTGGTTCAGTTAGGTACCCCAGATATCGCTTGCGCCTCTCCAAGATAGGTAGATAATGATGTCATGGCAGAGCAGGTCGCTCTACCGAACTACCGGAGACGAATATGGAAACCAACGAGCAATTTCTAGACAGAGCACATGCAGCTATCATGGGGGTCATGCTAGCGAGCTCTACAGACTGGGCAATGCTAGGTAAGCAAGAAATGATTGCCCAAATAGTAAAAGAATCCGGCATGCGATTAAGCACTGTAGAGTCTGTTATAGAGCGGAACAAAGACCGTGATTTTTTCTAAACCCACTGACGAGCCGGTGAAATTGCGGCAACCGTAAATCAATAAACCTAGGAGAATATTATGTGTGGGACTTTGAAAGAATTGACCGTAGCTATATTAGCCAGCCGCAAAGCAGGTGCGAAACGAGTACGTTTAGCTTTGCGGGAAACTGCACCGAGGGGCTTTAGCAAAGTACCCGGCAGCACGTACGAGAAAATAACCCACATGTTAGAATTTGATGTTAGTGAAGTTGGCTGCGGCCATGGGATACTAAAATCCGGTAAGCTGGCTACATGGCTGGTAGATATTATTGGCGTGCACACGGCCACCAGTTTCACATTAGACAACTTAACATATCAAGTAACTGAAGAACAAGCCCACTGACGAGCCCGTGAAATTCGGGCGAAACCTGCTTCGTGCAGGTCTGGTTATCAACTTTATAAGGAACAGAGTCATGCGCAACTTTACTATCCAGGGCAACCTTCGGGCGCCGTTAATCGGCAACCCAGATGGGGCCTATAAATCTTTAATCGACATGGGGTTCCAGCGTTACCCAGCCCGTCTTAAAGCAATCGCAAGCATCGCACAGGTGGAGCAACAAGCAGAAACAGCCGAGTACGCAGAAGCGATGCTGGGGCTGTCGCTGGAACCGATGGACCGCCCCATTCCGTCTGGCTGGTAAGATCTTGAATCTGATTATTGGCAGGTCATAATTCCTACCGGCGCTAGGCTCCGAGTCTCTTTTGAATCTAAAAGAGGTCTTTTTGAATCATGAAAATAAAATCAGATTCAATCTTAGAAGGTAGCGCAGCTACCGTTTAAGACCTTTTTGAATCATGAATCTTATTTTTATAAAGTCACTTTAAGAGTAAAATTGCTTATTAATGAAAAAAGTTTTAAAATAAAGTCCATTAACTACA